CCAACTTCACACCACCAACCTCTGCGTTGCCAACCTATTAAATCGGAGAAATAAATGTTAATTGCAATCGTTAATGGACAAACAGTAGAACAAGTTGGTGATTACCAAGTTCTGTTTCCTAATACTTCTTTCCCAGCTTCAGGCCCTACTCCTGAATGGATGGCTGAGAATTCCTGTATGTATGTCAATACCTATTTGCCGTATGACCCTACTACTCAAATCTTAACTACAGTAGCACCTTATATCCTTGTAGCTGACCCAGAAAAGCCTTTAGACTGGGTTTATACAGTCCAAGTGCAAGATATGACACCAGAGCAGTTAGCGGCTTATCAGGCTTCTATAGCGGCTCAGATTGGCGCACAAGCACAAGCATTGCTATCTTCTACAGATTGGACAACGATTCCTAGCGTTGCTGACCCTGCACAATCTAATCCATATTTGACTAATCAAGCTGAGTTTATTGCATGGAGAAGTCAAGTAAGGGCTATTGCAGTTACCCCTACTTATACATCGGTAATACCTCCGCAGCCTAAAGATACTTGGTCTAATCAAACAGCATCAGCAACTATTAATATTGGAACAGCTTCAGTTACAGTAACTATCTAATGATTAATTACAAAATACTAGACATTATTGCTGATGGCGAAACTGTTTTAGGAGTTCGCTGTTTGGTTTCCGTTTCTGAAGGCGAATTTAATGTAGAGTCAGAAACAGAGCATTTCTTTAAAAAAGGGACAGTAAATATACCCTACGCAGACATTAAAGAATACAATTTGATTGATTGGGCTCAAAGCGAAATTGATGAAAATCATCCCTTACGGATAAATTTACAAAATCAATTAAATGCTTTAAAAAACCCTATAAATAATAAACTGCCTTGGTTGGCTAATACATTTACACCAGGAACTTAATTATGGCATCCACTATTAACGCATCATCAGCAGGTATTGTAGAAACCGCAGACAATAGTGGTGTTTTACAGCTTCAGACTAACGGAGTGCAAGCTCTTAATGTTGACACAAGTCAAAATGTGACAATTCCTAATAATTTAACTGTAAATGGCACTTTTTCAGGCAATTTAGGTTCTATTTCTGTTTCGGGAAATATTATCTCAACAGGTGGCTATGTTGAATGCACTAATGGCGGTTCATATTCTGCTTTGCAAAATAATTCCGTAACTGTCGGAAATGCTCAAACAGGCATGAACTTTAGTGGTGGACAGTTAAACTGGCAAATTAATAACACTACTGTAGCTTCTTTACAATCTACTGGTATTTTTTATGCTACAGGATTAAACCTTACATCAACAATTAGATGGAATGGTTACACTATTCCTGCTCCAACAGGCTCAACATCAACATTTTTAAGAAATGATGGCACTTGGGCAACTCCTGCTGGCGGTGGCGGTGGAGCATCTTTAACAGCAGACCAAACTTTTACTGGTTTAAATACTTTTTCACAAGACCTTGTTTGCACTTCTAGCGGTGGATATTCCGCTTTGCAACCAAATTCTGTAACTGTTGGCAATAATCAATCAGGAATGAATTATTCTGGCAGTCAGTTAAATTGGCAGATTAATAACACAACTTATGCTTCTTTAAATACTAGCGGAACTTTAACTGCTACAACTGGAAACTTTACAACTGGTATTGTTGGTGAAACAAGCGGAAGCACAGCCCCTGCTGGATATGTAGGTGAAATTATTTCTTCTGTAGTAACAACCCCAGTTTCTGCTACTCCTGGTGTAACAACTGTAGTTACATCAATAACTTTAACTCCTGGTGATTGGTTAATTACTGCAACTGGTAATGGTTATGAATCAGGTGGAACTGGATTTTCAGGATTTATTGTTGCTGTAAATACAAGCACTTCTATTGGTTCAAGTATTGGACTTTTTGAAGGAACAACAATTACTGCCATTTCTCAGCCTGTTATACAAAATTATAATGTTATAACTAATACAACAATATACTTGTTAACTCAAACATCAGGCGGTTCAGGAACACAAACAACTTCAGGCTCAATTTACGCAAGAAGAATGCGCTAAGGAAACAAAATGACTATTCCATTAGATATTATTAGCCGTTCCTTAAAGGATATTGGCGCATTAGAAGCAGGTGAAAGCCCAAACCCTGATGCGGTTCAAGATGCTTTTGAGATGCTCAATGACCTTGTAGACCAATGGTCTAACGAAGATATGATGGTTTACAATACCACAGAAATTATATTTCCGCTAATTCCTGGTCAAGTGCAATATACAATTGGCCCTAACCCATCAACTCAAAACTTTATTGGCGCTACATTTACAGGCTCAATTACAGGTAATGTTTTGACAGTTACAGGCATTAGTAGTGGTGCAGTAGCACAAGGGCAAACCCTTAGTGGCACAGGAATTACTAAAGGCACAAAGATTGTTGAGTTTTTGACAGGCGCTGGCGGTAATGTCAACGAAGTCGGAACTTACAAGCTCAATGTAACTTATGCAGCCCCTGTTTCATCTCAGCTATTAACAGCTTATTATCAAAAGCCATTGGTTATTGACCAAGCTTATGTTCGTATTAATACCAATTCAAATGGTCAGCCTATTGTTAATGGCGGTCTAGACTATCAAGTAGCAGTTTTAGCATTAGAAAACTACAATCAGATTGGTCTAAAAACTCTAAATGGCCCTTGGCCTAAAGCTATTTATTACAACCCTAATGCTGAATCAGGCAATCTGTTTGTATGGCCTAACCCTTCTCAGGGTGAAATGCATATGTTTTCAACTACGCTTTTTAGCAATTATGAAACTGTCTATGATGACATCGTATTGCCTAAAGGCTATGCAATGGCTTTAAGATGGAATCTTGCAGAACGATTGATGCCGATGTATGGAAAAGCTTCTGCAACGCAAATATCTATGATTAATGCGTATGCAGCACAATCTAAGTCAACTATTAAGCGCAATAATATGCAACCTATTGCTGCTGCAAGTTACCCTGATTCTATGTTGGTGGGTAGAGCGAAGGACGCAGGTTGGATTTTGTCAGGAGGGTTCTTTAGGTAAGAACCATGATACTGAGTGGTGGTATAATAACTCCATGAAAACACATTACACCTACTCTCATAATAAGCCAGATGGCACTCCTTTTTATATTGGAAAAGGTAGTGGAAATCGTGCATATACAAAAAGAAAAAATCCTTATTGGAAAAATATTGTAGCTAAATATGATTATGAAGTTCAAATACTTGCTCATTGGAAAACTCACGAAGAAGCTATAGACCATGAGATGTTAATTATTGCTTGTATGAAAGATATGGGAATTGAGCTTGCAAATATGACAGAAGGTGGAGAGGGTTGCATTGGGTTCTCTCATCCTCATACAGAAGAACATAAAGCCAAAATGAAAGGTAATTCTTATGGAGCATCTGCTTGGGGATTAACATTTAAAGGCAAAAAACATTCTGCTGAATCTAAAGAAAAAATGTCTTATGTTCGTATTGGCAACAAAAATAAAGCTGGAACAACCCTTTCTGAAGAATCTAAAGCTAAAATTAGTAAAGCCATGAAAGGCAAAATTGTATTGGCTAAAAGAGTTCTAACTGCCAAGCAAGTATTAGAAATTAAATCAAGAATTGGATATAGGAATATTGCCATGCTTGCTAAAGAATATAAAGTTGGCGAATCCACTATTCGTAGGATTCGTGATGGCGAAGCTTATAAGGATGTTCAATAATGGCAGATTTTGGATTCGTTGGCGCATCGTATGAAGCCCCTTCCATCTATCAGGATGCCCAAGAGTGTATAAATTGGTTTCCTGAAGTTGACCCTACAAAAGCGCCAGGCTCTAGGGGTGTAGTTGCTTTATATCCGACACCAGGTCTTACAACAGTTGCTGCTTTATCTGCACAAGCAGAAGTTCGTGGGATGCGAACCTTATCAGGTGGTCAATACATGGTCGCTGTTTGCGGTGGCTATGTTTACTTATTAAATTACACCTTTACCCCTACCATTATTGGTCAGTTAAATACAACATCAGGCAGAGTAGGCATTTCTGATAACGGCTTAAATGTTTATATCGTAGATGGCTCTTATCGCTATACATGGCGCATTTCTAACCCTTCTACAGCGACATTTCAAGGGACAATATCAGGAACAACGCTAACTGTTACTAACTTTACTTCAGGAACTCTTGCTGTAAACCAAGCGTTGTTTGGTGTAAATGTTCAGCCTGGCACAGTTATTGTTTCAGGTTCAGGCACTACATGGACTCTAAATCAAACAAATACTGTTGCTACTGCTGAAAACATGAGTACGGCAGATGTAGCTGGTTATATTACAGGCGCTATATCAGGGACAACCCTAACAGTTTCTGCAATTAACCCTGGCGCTACTATTTACCCTGGTCAAACTGTTGTAGGCTCTGGTGTAACGGCAAACACGATTATTACGGCTTTAGGCTCAGGTTCTGTATTAAGCGCAGCAATCTCTACCGCAGGCACAAATTACGCTGTAAACGACAATATAACTGTTTTAGGCGGTGTTTACGGAAATAGCCCTGCTACCTTCACAGTAACTTCAATAGGCGGTTCTGGTGCGGTTACAGGGCTTACACAGACCTATTCAGGGCAATATACTTCTTTCCCTTTAAACCCAGCCTCTACATCTACTAGCGGTTCAGGTTCAGGGTTAACCCTTACTTTGACTACAGGAACAGGAACAGGGCAAACAGGCAACTATGTTGTTAACAATTCACAAACTGTTGGCTCTGAAACAATGTATATCCTTAATTGGAGCGTTTTGCCTTCAAACGATGGCGCTTTTCAAGGTGGCACAATCGTTGATATTGTCGATAACTATTTTGTTTATAACGACCCTAACACTCAAAAATGGGCAGCTTCTAATCTTTTAAGCCCTATTACTTATGGGCTGTCTTATGCAAGCAAATTTACAGGCCCTGATAACTTAGTTTCTTTAGTTTGCGACCATGGTCAAGTTTACTTATTAGGTGAAAAGACTTCAGAAGTTTGGGCAGATACAGGGACATTTCCTTTTGCTTTCCAAAGAATTCCTGGCAGTTCTAGTGAGCATGGCATTTCTGCGCCTTTTTCAGTTTCTAGAGTAGGCAATTCTTTTGCTTATTTAGCTAAAAACAATCGTGGTCAAGCTGAAATTGTCATGATGAATGGCTATTTTCCACAGCGTATATCAAC